ATGGTTAACTTCTTCTGCAATAATTAATAATCTAGATATATCGGCGTTAATTACCGACAGTTCTTCATCAGTAGGAATGAACCCATTGAGTGTCATCTTCATCAACCATGCGATACTCTTATTAATATCACAGTCAGGTACTTTCTTGATTGACTTTGCACCATCTTTGTTTTTGTTCTTAGATAAGTAGTCCGAAATTATCAACTTCGCTTCCTTTGCACCATTAAAGTAATTGTAATAACTGAGAGAAAGTGTCTTTACTATATCTCGGTCTTTATCCAATGGTTGTGATACTTCGTCCCAAACAGGCTCGTTACCTAACCCTTTTTGGTCTAATGTCTTTCCTCTTGCCATGTAATGTCCGAATGAGTGTTATTTTTAGTAATTAGTTATCAAGTTATGTTATTTTTTGTAATTAATTAGCAAATAATTAAGAATTTAACTTAAACGTAAAAATAATTCCGCATAAATACATGAATAAGAATTCATATACATAATATGCCTAGACTCAGTTTATACCGACAGAATAAAACAAGTGATTACAGATTCCTAGATAGGACTATCGCAGAAATGTACACTGTTGGTGGCATTGATATCTTTATACACAAATATTTAGGACCAACCCCAACGGGCGATGCAACCGTGGACTCTAGTTCTGAAAATTACGATGCAACACAACCCGGTTCAACCACAACTGAACCAACGTTTATCGAAGATTTGCTACTTCTCGAAAATAGAGACCGTAGTTATGATTCCGATGTATATCAGATGCGTGGTGTATATAATATTCAGGACATTGACTTTGATTTAAGTCAGTTTGGATTATTCTTACAACAAGATACGTTATTCATCACATTCCATTACAACAACATGATTGACACGATGGGTCGTAAGTTAATGGCAGGTGATGTAATCGAAGTTCCAAACTTAAAAGATTTCCATCCATTGGATACCTCTATTCAGACAGCATTACCAAAGTTATATGTCGTACAAGATGCTTCTTTCGCTAGTGAAGGTTTCAGTCAAACGTGGCAACCTCATTTATGGAGAGTAAAAGCGACACCATTAGTAGGAAGTCAAGAATACAAAAGTGTGTTGGATGTTTACGCCAACCCTGCCGATGCTGATGGGGATATATGCGACGGTGCGGATAGCACAACGGTTACAGTCGATGTAGATACATTTACTGCCGATGATTACTCTGCAGGTACAATCAATGATTTAATAAGCACACACAATAAGAATACAGAGATAAATGCGGCAATCGTCAAACAAGCAGTTGCGGAATTGCCTGTCAGTGGTTATGATGTCAGTAAATTTTACATTGAACCTGTTGGTGCCGATAATGTACCTGATGATGCTGATGGCATAAGTGCCGATAGTGGTTTGATTAAATCCGATTCCGACACCATTCGTGTAGATAAAACATATATTACCCCTGTGGCAAATGGTTGGCTCACAGGTTACTTAACAGGAAACAATTTGCCACCAAATGGATTACCAATGACACCAGGTACTGTATTCCCATCAAATGCATTAGTAGGTGATTATGTACTTCGGTTAGATTACTTCCCGAATAGATTGTTCAGATATGACGGAAATCGTTGGATTAAAGTCGAAGATAACGTTAGAACTAACTTAACACCGGGTGCATCAGATAATACAACACAACGCAATAAGTTTATAACTAATACTACTACACTAGGAACCAAAGACAGAGGGGATATTCCTACATTACAAGGACTCAGCGATTTGCTACGTCCTTCTGCGGATAATTAATTATGGCAACACAATTCCATTACGATGCACAAATAAGAAGATTCCTTTTACAATTCACTCGAATGTTTAGTCATTACCAAGTGGAGTACGGAAAGGGTGCCGATGGACTTCCAACATATTTAACTGTGCCTATTAGATACGGCGATGCATCAAGACAAGTACAGCACATCATCCAACAAAACTCACAAAGTAGTATTTTAAATGTTCCCATGATGTCATTTCATATTAGTGGATTGGCATATGCTAGAGACAGAGTACAAGAACCACAATTTGTTGGCAAAGTACAAGTTAGACAACGTGAATACAACACAAGTACACAAACATACGAGCCATCACAGGGTAATGCATTCACGGTTGAACGCGCTATGCCATCCCCGTATGATTTGAATATTTCTTTAGATATATGGACTTCTAATACACAACAGAAGTTACAAATAGTTGAACAAATTCTTCCATTATTCAATCCGTCTATGGAAATTCAAAGTACAGATAATTATTTGGATTGGACAAGTTTAAGTGTTGTCGAATTAAACGATGTGAATTGGAGTTCACGTACAGTTCCCGTGGGAACTGATGAACCAATTGATGTTGCTACACTGCAATTTACCGTTCCAATTTGGATTAGTTCGCCTGCAAGAGTTACTAAAATGGGTGTTATACACAAAATTATATCTAGTGTATTTGATGATGATGATATTGCCAATTTTGACCCATTGAATAGTGATGATATACTGATGGGGACTAGAGCAAAAATCACACCGCACGGATATCAGTTATTGTTAATAGATAACCAACTACAAATCTTAAAAGCAAACGATACAGAAAATGTGAAAAATACATCATTTGACCCAATCACCACACAAGTTAGTAACATCAGTTGGAAAACCGTTGTCAAAGAATACGGAGAGATGAAAAGTGGTATTAGCCAAATGCGTTTATCAAATGATGTTACTGGCAATGAGATAATTGGCACAATTGCATTTCATCCAACTGATGACAACATCATGCTATTCACTGCCGATGTCGACACGTTACCTGCAAATACATTAACTGCAGTAGATGCAGTCGTCAATCCACTTAGAAGTGGCCCAGGTGTGACTACAGGAACAACTGTATTCCCACCTGCAAGTACAGGTCAGCGTTATTTACTAACAGCAGGAACAGGCGATGTTAATAATCCAGCAAACGATGTTGCTACTGCATGGAAGGGGAGCAATGGTGACCAATTAATAGCGAATGCAAATGATATCATTGAATACAATGGTTCGAATTGGGATGTGGTATTTGATGTAAGTGGCACACCCAATGCAGAGTACGTTTCTAATATCACAACTGGATTGCAGTACAAATGGGTTGAGTCACAATGGGTACGTTCGGTGGAGGGCGTTTATCCAGGGGGAGAATGGGCGTTAGTATTATAACCGAAGCAGTTGGAGTTTGGTTTTTTGCACAAAGTACACAGCGGTACTTGTATCTTTTACGCAGTGATGTTAAAAATCCAGAGCGTTGGGGGTTGCCTGGAGGCAAGGTAGAAAAGAATGAAAGTTTACTAACTGCAATTGAACGCGAATGCACAGAAGAAATGAACACTATGCCCGCTTACACTAAATTAGTTCCAATAGAAAAATTTACAAGTCCAAATGATACATTCTACTATCATACGTTTTTTTGCTTATTGGAAGACGAATTTACGCCTGTACTAAATCACGAACATACCGGCTACGCATGGATTAACAAAGGCATTATCCCAAAGCCATTACATCCTGGGCTATGGGCTACATTGAAAATAGATGATATTTACAAAAGAATTAAAACAGTAGAAGAACTGTACGCTTAAACGTCTGCGTACGATACGTATTCACTAATTGTCATTGAATCAACGTTAGGAAGATACTTCCAACTTTCGGGCATTTCGCCGTACTTGCGCACATGATGAAATTCAACAGATGAGTACGTCTTTATAACTTCAGCAACAGAGTTAACCATTTTAGTTTGCAGTACTGCATCTTCTGTATATTCGTCGTACCCAAATAAGAAAATTTCTTTATGTTCGTCAAAACACGCAAGCCAAACAGCAGTTGCGTGCGGAGTTGTTCGTGTACTTTGTGGGATTAAATAAAACAAACCTTCATTATTTAAACAACCTTTAGTTGACGTGTATACAATGTTTTTTTTATCGTACGAACTTTCTTTAATTTCATCTAATGTTTCTTGATTAAGTGCGACTAAAAAATCACATTTAAGTTTCTTGTAAACGTCCTGTACACCATAAACTTGCATACTAAGACTACCAAGTAAACCGCCTGTGTGTTCTTCTAGGCTACTTAATAAAAATCCATTAATGCTATGTCCGTCTGCAATGCATGTTGCTCTGTCACTAACATGTGTATTAGAAATAGGGTTTTCTACCCATTCGCGTTCTTGTTCTTTTTTGCCATCTTTAAAAATAGTATTGGTAATTACAAATTCGCCATCATAATCACGTCTGTATAATTCCGATATCATCTTACACCTACTACTTTAATCATTTCATCGTCGAATGCAGTTGTGGTGGTTTGG